CTAGTTATATCCTTTACTAAATTAGTGTGTGTAAAGGTATAGTATCCACGATAAGAGCCCCAACCGCCGTACTGTTTAATATTATCATTCATTACCTCTTCAATGATAGCTATTACTTCAGGTATCTTCACTAGCTTTGTTGGAATCTTAGGAGCTAGGAACGTTTGTAGCATTTTATTTCTAATTTCTAAAGTAGTAGGACCAGATTCTTCATACCAGGGACCACTCATATTGTATTTAAATACTATAACTTATATTTAAATAAATTCAATTTATTCTTTAGAAATTAAAAAACCCGCGTTTTCGTTTTTTCTTTCTTTTTTTCCTTGTTTTTCTTTTTGATTTACCACGACGCGACTTTCTGGTTTTCTTTTTATCTTCCTTTTTAATATCTTTCTCTCCAGGTTTATAATTTAAGAAGTAATATTCCCATTCTTTTCCGCCTCTATGCTTCTTTAATTCTTTATATCTCTTTGTTTTTTCTGCGCGGATTTTTTCTTTGGTGTGTTTTTCTTGACCATAACAGTCAATACTAAATCGTCTAAGAAGTCCTTTTTGCTTAAGTCTATTTCTTTGTTGAACCTGAAACAAGTAATGAGACATACATAATATACGTTGTGGGTCATAATAGGGTCTATTTACATATAAGAAAGCTAGGTAAAAGCTAAGCATGGTATCTAAAGTTGCTACACGAACTTTATGTCCGCCTTTGGATATAATATTATAACTATGACAAGCAAGAGGCTCGTAAATAAAAGCAACACTTTCTCCGTTGACTTGAACGTCATAATGAGGAGCAATAATTTCACCAACTCCATTATGTTTTTTAATTTTAACATTTTTAACTCCTTCGCTTTTTAATTGTGTTTTTACAATATTTGCTGTTGTTTCAGGGTTAAGAGCTAATGCGTCAAAATCAGGAATTGGTGGTAATTTTTTATGTCTAAATTTTTTAATATTTTTAAGATACATTTGATTTGCCATTGCACCGAAAAAAACGACCTTTTGGCTCATTAATGAATCGCGTACAATATAAAATACTTTCTTTTCTAAACCTTCAGGTAATTTCTTTTCAGGGTCAAACATACGCTGAATTTCCATAAAATCGCAATCTCTGCCGCGCAAAGGATATGTTTTATTAAGTAATGTAAGTCTTTTTAAAACTTTTTCCCATCTACTGGCATCACCTTCTGGTCTTGATAATTCTAAATACATTAGCATTCTAAGATAATTGGGAGGACTATAATGAATTCCTGCTTTTACGATTGATTTTTTATGAATTTTTTTGTATAATTCTTTTGGCAAAAATGAAATATCTGCGACTGGGATAAAATTAACGAATACTTTAAATGTACCAGCATGCATTCCTGCTTTTGCCTCAACTTCATTAAATCCTTCTTTATAAAATATATCAGCTAAATCTTTAGCATCTTTCAATGGTTCTGGAGAGAAGAAATCATAATCTGGTAATTCTATTGATTTATCGTAAAACTGTTCTTCTTCGGGAAGAATATTGTTAATAGCAGTTCCACCATAGCAAACGCGTTGTGTTTTCACAAGAAATTTTTCTACAATAGAAATGATTTCTTTAATAACAGGGTTACCAATCATTTTCCTTCCTGTTTTTTTCTCAATTTTGTCTACAGATTGTCGTAGAATTGCTAATTCACACTCTTCAAAAGTTAGATTTTTATCACACTTCATTATTAATATAATGTGTGAAAAAAATTAAATAGTTCCTTGATACATTGGTAAATTAATTGGTTTAGCGGCATATTTTACCTTAGGATTTTGTTTAACAGGGGCTGTAGTAGTAACAATTTTATATCTTAAATTATCAGGTTTTAAAACAAAGGCAGTTCGTGCATCATTAAATTTGGTTCTATAAAATTCCATATTTGAATCATTATTAGCATAATTCATACATACCATTTGAACACCATAAGAAAAATGTAATTGTGCTGGTATATTGTTATTTAAAGAACTTAAATCAGGCATAGAAAGTGTCATATTCTTCTTATTATATTCTTTTAAACCATCTGGGTCATGAGTGTATTGTACGTCATAATTTCTTGATTCTTCCAAAAAAGGAGAACCACTAGACATATTAACTAATTCTTCAAAGGCGGTACCTCTAAAATTGTTATTGGGTGCATCACAAATAATTATAACTTTATTTCTTAAATTTAAAATTGGTTCTCTGGCTAAATTTTTACCTCCACCTTTTGAGTTAGGACGACCTTCATATCCAAATTCAGTTCCTAATAATCTTGTTTTAAAAGCTGATTTTACAGCTTTTGCTAGACTTCGCCATTTTGATTGCGTGATTCTTTGACTTTTAATTCTAAAATGAATAAATAATGGGTCATTTGGATTTGGACAAGGAGATTGAAAAGCATAACTATTAATTGTACTTAAAATACCATCTGGTCCTGATACCGGAACTTGGTTATATGTTCCTTTTATATTATCAGAATTAGTTGGTCCAGCTCCCACTACTACATCTCCATTTACTAAATAAAGAGCAAAGTCCAATACACGCGCGCCTTGATGAATAACTTCTTTTAAAGGTACTAAGTCTACATAACTGTCTTGGAAATCACCAGCACAACAACTATTGTAACTACTGGCGATATAATAATCTCTTAAATGCCCTGTTCCTGCTTGAGCATCATATTTATAAGCAGCATCAGCAGAATTTATGTTACCAATTTTAACAGGTTTATCATTATAAATCGATTCCATAGCGTAATTATCATTGGCTTTTTTATTTACTTGTCTTCTATAATACCAAGAGATTCCCAACAAAACTAAAATAATACCAACCCACAAATATTCAGCGGCTAGTCTGCCAAGAGCTTTTTGTGCTTGTTGTAATACTTTTTGTGGGTTATTCATAAAGTCATTAGCTGTATTTTGTATACCTTTTACCATTGCTTGTGGTGCTGCCATTGATATATATATAAGATAATTTAATATTTTAATTGAATCCTAAATACAAAATATAAATACTTATTGATATCTAATAGTTAAAAATAATTATATCATAATATTTTAAGATGCCAGGAGGATTATTAAATATCGCCGCTTATGGTGCTGAAAATTTAATTTTAACAGGAAATCCGAAAAAAACATTTTTTAATGCTACATATAAAAAATACACTAATTTTGGTTTACAAAGATTTCGTATTGATTACGAAAACCAACGTACACTAAATTTTAATAGTGAAACAGAAATGATTTTTAAAATTCCCAGATACGCTGAATTACTTTGGGATACTTATTTAGTTATGAATTTGCCCGATATTTGGAGTCCTTTGTTTTGGAATGAAGATGTTAGCGGTTGTCAAACGCCTTATGAATTCCAATGGATATCTCAGTTAGGAGCAATGATGATACATGAAATAATTGTTTATTCTGGGTCTAATATTTTATCTAGATATTCAGGCGAATATATTGAAGCATCTATTCAGCGTGATGATGGTGGTAAGAAAATTTTATGGAATCGTATGATTGGAGCAGATAAACCTTATACGAATCCAGCACAAGCATATCAAAATGGGGGATTTTATCCTAATGCTGCCTGGAACAAAAACCCAGCAGATGGATATACCGGTTCAGATGTACAACCATCTATAAAGGGAAGGCAATTATTTATACCTTTAGAAGCTTGGTTTACTTATGGGGGTGCGAAAACAGCATTACCATTAGTATCGCTTCAGTATCAAGAAATTTTTATCAAGGTACGTTTTAGACCAATAAGAGAAATATTTACTATTAGAGATGTACAAAATCCCAATTTATCTACAGGTAAAGGTTCTAGAAAAGCTCCAAATGCAGCAAGTGCCTTAGATCAACTTTATTGGTTTTTACAACCCCCTCAAGACCCGTCTGGAATAGTATTAAATCCGACACCTGGATTACAACAACAAAGATTTAATCGTTATATTAAAAAAAATAATTGGGATGCTGATATACATTTAATGAGTTGTTATGTATTTTTAAGTCAACCAGAAAGACGTGTATTTGCTGCCAAAAAACATACTTATTTGATAAAAGAAGCTTATCAACATGATTTTTTAAATGTCGCTGGCTCTAATCGCGTTGAT